CCGGGATAATCCCGGCGGCGTGGCCGAGCACAATGCCACCGGATCGCACCGACTCTGGCGCGCCATCCGTGAACGGATCCTGGATCGGCCCGATATCCCCGGCCGGCACCATTGAGCACGCCGGGGAGCGCGGCGCAGCGCGAAGCTCGGCGCCGTTGGAAGCTCGCGAACCTGGATCGCACGCGCGAGCACGCGCAAGCCATGCACGCGGTGGAGCGTGAGCGCCGAGCCGGCCGGCTGATCCCGGATCCGTGCGGCCAGTGCGGCTCGCCGGCCGTGGAAGCGCACCATCCGCGCGGCTATGCTCCGGAGCACCATCTAGATATCGTGTGGCTATGCCGCGCGCACCATCTCTCGGCGCATTCATCCCGGAATCATCCCGGTGATATCGAGTCGCATTAGCCATAACCACCGTTATCGGAAGTGACGTGGTAAAGCCGGCCGAATCAGACGTGCTATTCCCCGCCATGCGGCCACGGCGTAACCGCGCGGCGATCGAACGCACGGTGAAGGCACTGCGCGCGGCCGACCGGCTAGAGCTAGTCGACGCGGCGCTGATCGCAGCCGCTCGCACGTCGGCAGCGGCGCTCGATGACGCACCGAATCCATACGTAGCGGCGACCGTGCTTCGCGTGCACTTGGAAGCTCTACGGTTACTGACCGGTCGACCCGAGCCGCAACCGGACGAATTGGATGCCTTCCTCCGAAGTCTCTCTAGCCGACCCGGCGCCGCCGCGGTGGAGCACACCGCGGACTGAATCCCGCGCCACGCTCGGACCGGATATCGCTCGGGTAGCCGCCATGATCGGCACGCCACCGCTGCCGTGGCAACGGCACGTCATGGACGTTGCCGGCGAGATAGACGCGGCCGGCGTGCCGATCTTCCGTGAAGTCAGAGTGACCGTGCCGCGGCAGCAAGGCAAGACGGGCGGTCTCTTGCTGCCGATCCAGGTTCACCGTGCGCTCGCCTTCGGCCGGCCGCAACGGATCCTCTATACGGCGCAGGATCGCAATCACGCGCGAGAAAAGTGGTCGGAGCAAGTGGAGCAACTAGAGCGATCGCCGCTGCGCCGGCTATTCACCGTGCGCCGGTCGAATGGATCAGAGGCGATCCGGTGGCGTGGCGGGTCGGTCGGAGGGATCACCGCATCGGGTGAAAAGTCGGCGCACGGCTTCACCCTGGATCTTGGCGTGATAGACGAAGCCTTCGCGCAGACCGACGACCGGCTGATACAGAGCTTCCGGCCGGCGATGGTCACGCGGCGCGATGCGCAGCTATGGATCGTGTCGACCGCCGGCACCGATGAATCGACATTCCTCCGGGAGCGGGTCGATGACGGCCGCGCTCGGGTCGAAGCCGGGGAGCGCGCCGATGTGGCGTACTTCGAATGGTCGGCGCCCGACGATATGGCCGTTGATGACCCGGCTACGTGGCGCATGGCGATGCCGGCGCTCGGCGCGCTGATCGACGAGGAAACGATACGGCGCGACATGGCCAGCATGGACGAAGCCGAATTCGGCCGAGCCTATCTGAATCGATGGGCCGCGGGTGGTACGCCGGTGTTCGATCTGGCCGATTGGACGCGCTGCCGGGATGACGCGAGCAAGGCCGAGTCGGTGGCATTCGGTCTCGATGTGTCGCCGGACCGGCGCACGGCATCGATCGCCGTGGCCGGTGGCCGGCGCGACGGCCGCGTGCACGTCGAATTGATCGAACGGCGCGCCGGCACCGATTGGATCGTCGCGCGGCTCGGCGAGCTGATCGAAGCGCATAAGCCGGCGGCGCTCGCGGTCGATCCAGGATCGCCGGCGGGATCGCTCGTGACCGATATCACGCGGCTGCGCCGGGTACCACCGCTCGTGCTCGTGACCGGCCGGCAGTACGCCGCGGCGTGCGGCTCTCTCTACGATGACGTGTCGACCGGCCGGCTCGCGCACCGCGGCCAGCCGGCGCTCGATGACGCGGTGATAGCGGCACGCCGGCGCGCCGTCGGCGACTCGTGGGTATGGGCACGGCCCGAGCACGCGGCCACCGACCCGGCGCCCCTGATCGCGGCCACGCTGGCGCGCTACGCATGGTCGACCGTGCCGCGCGTGGTACCGACCATCTTCTAGCGCCGTCCGCGTGGATCGCTCACCCGTGCCGGATCATGCCGGCCCGCGATCCCCTGCGCGTTACCGGGTGATCCGACGGCGCGCCGGTTGCATGATAGCGGCACCGCCGAGCCGATCCTGGCTGGCCGCTCACGCTCGGCGCGAACGAATCCACGTTGCTATATGGCTGCAACATGGCGCACACTGCGCACCGTGAGCGTTGGCGACTTCCTCCGATGGGTCATGACCGGAGAATCGGAGAGAGCCGAAGCCGTGCCGGCGCTATCCAACGTAGAGCGCACGATCGCGCGCGCCATAGAGGAACGGGCCGCTAGCTTCACGCTCGCCGATGCCATGGCGCTGCCGGCCGTCAATCGCGCCGTGCATCTCACGTGTTCGAATGCCGCGGCCATCAAGCCGGTGGCGTACCGCGATGGCGTCGCGCTCGATGATCAGCCGACCATCGTGAGCCGGCCGACGCCATGGAAGCGGCCCTATGACTTCACGTATGAGACGGTCTATAGCTTGCTGGCCGGCGGCGATGGCGGCGACGCGTACTGGCTGACCACCGACCGGGACGATCGCGGCCAGCCGCGCAGCGCGATCGTGTTGGATCCGGTCGACGTGCTCACCGACTTCGGCTCGGGCCGGCTACGGCCGCGGTACCGCTGGCTTGGCAATGAAGTCGACTCGCGGGATATCACGCATATCCGCTTGCAGCCGCGGCCGGGGAAGCCGGACGGCGTATCGCCGCTGGTAGCGTGCTTGCCGCGGCTCGCGATCATCGGCGCAGCCGAGAGCTATGCCGCGGCCTTCTACGAATCCGGCGGCGTACCCGAAGTCGTGTTGCACTCGGCTACGCGGCTCGATGAGTACGAAGCGGCCGACTTGCGCGGCCAGTACATAGGGGACGGCTCGCGCCGGCCGATCCGGGTCACGTCGGGTGATGTGGACATGAGCTTTCCTGGATCGAATCCGGAAAGCTCGCAGATGGCGCAGACGCGTGCGTATGCCGCTACCGAAGTCGCGCGCTTGCTCGGGATCCCCGGCGCCATGATGCTGATCGAAACTTCGGGCGCCACGATCACCTATACGAATCCGGAAGGCGCGCTCACGCAATTCGTGCGCGAGACGCTGTACCCGGTGTATCTGGATCCGATAGAGCAAGCGTGGAGCGATCTGGTACCCGGCACGCAATCCGTGCGGTACGACTTGCCGGGATTGCTCGCGGCCGATCTGTCGACGCGTGCCACGGTAGAGCTTGGCTATCTCGGCGCCGGCGTGCTCACGCCGGAGGAAGTGCGCCTCTTGGAAGGATGGCCGGCCGAAGTCGGCTCTATCAGCCGCTCCCCGCGGTTTGCACCCGTCCGCGCACCGCAAGTCGTGCGATTGCCGGCGAGCTTGGAGGAAAGCGCATGACAGAGCTTCACACTCGCAGCCAGATGGATGCCATCTCGCTGCGCTCCGAAGGGGAGCGGCTGATCGATATCCGGCTCGTGCCGTGGGGGATCGTCGCGCAGACGTTGGAGGGTCCGGAGAGCTTCGCGCGCGGTGCCTTCGATGGGGTCGACGCTACCCGCGTGACCATCGAAGCCGGCCGGCATGGCGGGCCGCTGGTAGGCCGCGGCACGGTATTGGAGCAACGCGAAGACGCGGCTTATCTCACCGCCCGGATCGCACCGACTCCGGCCGGCGACGAATTGCTGACACTCGCAGCCGAGCGCGTCTATCCGGATGCGTCGGTGAGTTTCTTCCCCGTTCGGCAGAAGCGCCGGAATGGTGCGACAGAGCGCACCGCTGTAGACCTTAGGAGGGTAGCTATCTTGGAGCGTGGCAGTTATCCCGGCGCCGGAGTCGTCGCCATCCGTGAAGCACCGGCACCCGAGCCGGCACCCGATCCCGCGCCGCCGGCACCGCCGGCGCCAGATCCCGAGCCGTTCCAACGTGAAGTGCTCGCCGAGCTTGGCGCGCTCCGCAACATGGTCGGTGGCCGGCCGGACGGCGACCCGTATCTGATCCTCCGCGAGGAAGTCGGATTCGGCGAAGCGTGCCAGCGTGCGTGGCTCGATCCGGCTTACCGGGACTTGCTCACGCGGGTCATGGTCGATGAGATCACATCCGACAATCCCGGCGTGATGCCGCCGGGATGGCTGCAAGAGATCAAGACCATCCTGCCGGCGCGCCGGCCGACGGTCACCGCGTTCGGCGGTCCGAAGGCGCTCCCCGATTCCGGCATGAGCTTTCATTGGCCGACCTACGCCGGCGATATCAAGCTCCTGATCCAGACGCAGGCGGCGCAGAAGACGCCGCTCAATAGCGTCAAGATCAGTTTCGGCGATGCGAATACCGCCATCGCGTCATTCGGATTCGTCCATGACGTGGCATATCAGCTGATCCTGCGAAGCTCGCCGAGCTACGTGGCATCCGCGAACCGCGTGCTTCTGGCCGCGTTCGCCTACTACGAAGACAATGCCTTCGCGACCGCGGTGCTCGCCGGCGCCACCGGATCCGTCGTGCTCGCAGCGGGCGCCACGGCCGATGCCGTCAAGGCCGCATTCTTCGCCGCGTCGATCCAGGTCGAAGCGGCCACCGGCGCGCCGGCCACGTTCGCACTGGCCGCTACCGACCGGTTCACGGAGCTTGGCGGCTTGGCCGGCCTTACGCCATCGGCGTACGGCACGTCCAACGTGGCCGGCACCGCGCAAGCGAACACGCTCGCGGTCAACGTGTCCGGCTTGCCGGTCTATCACGATCCATTCCTGCCGGCCGGCACGCTCCTGTGGAGCAATGAGACGGCCGCGGCGTGGCACGTCGATGGGCCGCGCTTCGCGACCGCCGAAGACGTGGAGAAGCTCGGCCGGAACGATGCCATATGGGGGATGGGCGCCAGCGCCATCTATATCCCGGCCGGCATCGTGGAAGCTGCCGCGATCACGACGCGTTCGCGCAGCTAGCCGATCCAGGATCGTAGCGAATGGTTGCGTACGCCACGCGTGAGCAACTAGCCGAGTCGGTACCCGGTCTCTCGCCGGATCGTGCCGACTTGGCGCTACAGGCCGCATCCGATTACGTGGATGCGGTGTGCTTCGGCGTGGCCGGCGTGGCCGGCGTGCCGCCGGATCCCGCGCACTTCCTAGAGCCGTATCCATCCAGGATCATCGAAGCGACTCTGGTAGCCGCGGCCCGCTTCGCGCGGCTACCGGAAGCACCGTACGGCACGGTCGGTGGCATCGGGGAAGTGCCGATCTACGCCAAGGGATCCATACCCGACGTTGATAAGCTGCTACTTGGCTACCGGCAGTCATGGGGGATCGCGTGACCACGCCACGCGACACACTGCACGACTATCTCGTGATGACGCTGCCGGCCACGGTGAACGTCGTGCCGGCGCCACCGCGCAATGCTGCGCCGCCATTCGTGGCGATCGCTCCCGGCGCGCCGTATATCCGGCCATCCACCGCGGTCGGCTGTATCGATGATTGGCGCCTAGACGTGTGGTGTTGCGTGACCCGTGAAGCGGTCGACGCTCTCGATGCGCAAGACGCGCTGATCGATGCCGTGCGCGTGGCGGTGAACGCGATGCCATATGCCGTATTCCTTGGCGTGAGTCGCGCGAACGTGTCCGCGGACGATCTGGCCGGCGTGCCGTATCTGGCCGCGATCTGTGAAGTGCGGGTGATGACGTGACCGCCGGCGCCGGCTACGAAGTCGACCCGGAGAGCCGGCGCGCCACGCTCGATGGCTTGGCCGACTTCGGCAAGCGCGCGGCCGATACGCTGGCCGTCAATTCGCGCGTGCTCGGCATCGGCTTGGCCGCGGCCGAAGGCGCGGCGCCGAAGCGAACGGGTGAGCTGATCGGTTCCATGGCCATCGATCCAGGATCGGAAGGCGGCACGCTGACCGTCGGCGTGCGCTATGCGCCGTATCACGAATTCGGCACGCGCTACGTGCAAGCTCGGCGATTCATGAAGGCCGGCCATGACGCGATGACAGAAGCGGCCGAGCCGGCCTATAGCGACCATCTCGATACCGCCATACGTAGCGTCGGAGGGTAGGCAATTGGGTAAGCCATTGTTTATGCAGCACGTGTCGATCACGCTCGATGACGGCACCGGGGAGCAAAGCTTCGAATGTGACGTGCACGCGGCCACGGTCGAAGCCGAGCCGGGTGATGTGGTCACGTATGTGACGCTCTGTCCGGACGGCACGTACAGCCAAGCTGCCGCGGATACCTTCGTGTTCCACGTGATCGGAGCGCAGCGGTGGAGCGATGGCGCGGCGCCGGCCACCGACGGTATGGGTCTCGCGCGCTATCTCGATGACCACGCCGGGACCGATCTGTCAGAGCTTACGTGCGTCTATAACGCGCACGGCGATGCCGTGCCGTCTCCGGAATTCCCCGCCAAGCGGTTTACGTGCATCGCGCAGCATCCGGCCTATGGCGGCGAGCGTGACACGTGGGCGGAATTCGACGTGTCGATGCCGATCACCGGCAATCCGGAGACGCTCACCGCGGCACCGGTATGACCGATCTAGACCTTGCGTCGGTCGCGAAGGCGCACCGGGTACGGCACGTCAAGCTCGATCTAGACGCGATCGACGTGCGCGAGCTACTGACGGTCACCGACGTGCTCGATATGGCGCGCGTGCTCGGCGTGGCACCGGAGCGGCTCGCGATCCAGCTAGCGCCAGATGGCCGGATCGCCGAGCGGACGGCGCTCGATGTGTCACTGGCGCTCGCCTGGATCATCGGCCGGAAGGCCGAGCCGGATCTACAGTGGCAGACGGTACAGAGCACGTGGCAGCTAGAGGTGCCGGATATCGGAACCCACCGCCCTACGAAGGCGCGCCGGCCGAGAGCGGCCAAGCCGAGCGCGCTGCCTTCGTCGTCGCGCTAGCACGCAATACCGGCTTGGCGCCGAGTGACGTGAAGGCTCTCACGCTCGGGGAAGTCGAAGCGTACGGCGCGCTCGCCGATCACGATAATGCGCAGCGCCGGCTCGCTGCCGCTCGCAGCCGCTCTCGTAACCGGGGACACCGCTGATGGGTCTAGAGCTAGTCGTACGGCTACTGGCCGACGCATCCGGACTGGCCAAGGGGACGGCCGAAGGCGGTAAGTCGGTCGAAGCGTTCGGTAAGTCGATCGATATCGGCGGCGTGGCCAAGATGGCCGCGTTCGCCGGTGCCGCCGGCATCGCGGTGACCGCCATCGCCGGACTGACCATGGCCGCTGCCGATGACGTGGCCGAGCAAGAGAAGCTCGCGCTCGCCATCGCGAATGCCACCGGGTCGACCGCTGACTACACCGCCACGATAGATGCCGCCATCGCTGCCGGCGAAGCGCGCGCGTTCACCGACAGTGACGTGCGGGCCGGGATGGAAGCTCTCGTGACCGCCACCGGTGACGTGGACAAAGCCACTGCCGAGCTTGCGATCGCGCAGGATATCGCGCGGCTGGCCGGCGTGGATCTGGCGACCGCATCCGATGCCGTGGCCAAGGCGCACGCCGGCAGCGATGGCGCGCTCCGGAAGCTGATCCCGGGACTAGCCAAAGGCGCCACCGGTCTCGATACCATCGCGCTCGCGTCGCAGAAGGCATCCGGCCAAGCCGAGCTTTACGGCAAGTCGACCAAAGGCAGCATGGAAAGCTCTAGCATCGCATTCAGCGAGCTAGGCGAGACCATCGGAAGTGCCTTCCTCCCGATCCTGGCTGAGATCCTGCCGGCGATCAAGCCGGTGATCCAAGCTCTCGGCGAGATCATCAAAGCGATCCTGCCGCTCCTGATCCCGTTGCTCAAGACGGCCGGTGCCATCCTTGGCGTGGTCGCCAAGGCGATCGCCGCGGTGGCCAAGGCGCTCGCGAACGTCATCCAGTGGCTGACAAAGGCTATCGGCAAGATCGGCGACTTTGTGAGCAAGCTCGGGCCGCTCAAGGCAGCCGGCGATATCATCGGCGGTATCGTGGGTCGCTCCGTGGGGACGGTAGGCGGCTCTGGCGCCACGCGATCCGGCGCAGCGCCGTACGGTGCCGCCGGATGGTCTAGCGGCTCTAGCGGCGGCGCACGCGTGGTCATCAACACGTGGGGCGATCCGGCCACGATCACCGCGGCGACCATCCGCGGACTGCGCCAGTACGACCGGCAGAATGGCGCACGGCAAGTCGTGCCGCGGTGGTACTAGCCGAAGCCGAGCCGGGGACGCTCGTACTGCGCTCTCGGGCGCCGTACGACTCCGGCGACCCGATCACGGTGCTCGTGACCATCGGCACGCCACCGGTGCCGGTCGAAGCGTGCCAGATCATGTCACTGCAAGTGAGCTTCGGAGCGGCCACCGATGCCGGCGTGCTCACCGTCGGCGAAGCCGGCCAAGGCACGCTACGGCTGTATGACCCGCTGCGCATCTTCGATCCGGCCGGACCGACCATCCGGATCGGCACGGCCGTGGCCGTGGTCATGGCCGGCGTACCCGCCTTCCGCGGCACGATCGAACACATCGACCATGATCTGACCATCGCCACGCTGACACTGGTAGACCGCATCGCATCGCTGGCCGGCGTGCAATTCAGCGAGACATCGGTACCGGCCGAAGCGGCCAGTGCACGCGTTACCAGGATCCTGGATCTGGCCGGCTGGCCGGCCGGCGATCGCGATATCAGTAGCGGCGGCGTGTTGCTACAGGCCGGCACCGTTGCGGCCGATGCATGGTCCGAGCTTGTCACTGTGACACGGAACGAATTGGGCGCCGTCTATATGCGGCCGGATGGAAAGCTCGCATGGCGCACGCGCGCTCTGGCGTGGCAGGGTGGAGCGCCGGCGGCTACCTACGGGTGCCCGCCATCGGCCGCGTATATCTCGGCCATGTCGACGCGGGCCGATCAGTCGACGCTCGTGAACGTGCTTGCCGCGGCGCGCCGGACCGGCACGCAAGCGACCGTCACCGATACCGAATCGCTCGCGCTCTATGGCCGGCATAGCCACGTGCAGAATGATCTAGAGCTAGCCAGCGACGGCGATCGCGACCTATGGCAGAGCTTCTATCTGACCCGGCAAGCCGCTCCCGTGCGTGGCGTCGGTGGCTTCACCATGCGACCCGACGCGGCCGCACTGGCGCAGATGCTCGGCTACCCGATGGGGATCATCGTGCGCGTGTTCGATGAGCATCACGGCGAGACCATCGACCGCGTGGCGCGGTGGGTCGGTGCGCGCTATACGGCCGACGCCACCGGGATCCAGGTCGACGCGATCACCGGCGAAGATGCGAGCATCCGTGCCGTGACCCGATCCAGGATCATCGACACGGGCGCCGAATGGCTAGCGATCCAGGTCACGCCGGCACCGGTGAACGTCACCGCACGCGAGCCGGGATTGCAGCTTACGAACGTGCCACGCCGGCCGGCCGGGACGCCATAGATGGCTACCCGCACATTCCCCTCTAACAAGTCGTCGCTATTCGCGAATAGCGGTAGCACCGACCTCGGCGGTGGCGCCGATCAGCATCTCCCGGTCGGCGGTCTATGGAATGGCTATAACTTCACGGCCGCTATCCGCTTCGCTCTCGATTACTCCGGCATGGTCCGGATCACCGCGGCCACGCTCCGGCTGCGCACGTCGACGCAAGTGCACGTCGGATTCAGTAGCTCGCCGGACTTCTACGCCGCGCGCTGCACGTCGGATTGGACGGCGAATGGATCGGCGGAATCGTGGGGGACGTCACCGACCGTCTATCCCGGACCGGCCTTCACGAGCACCGGCAAGTCGTCGAAGCGCGCGAGCACGTCGGAGTCGGTATGGGTAGAGATGGACTTGCTCGCGATCGTCCGCGCTTGGGCGCCGGCGAGCGTCGAAGGCGGCGGCGGTGCAGCGAATTACGGCATCCGGCTGAACCGCGAAGCGTCGGGTGATATCACCGAATTCCTGAGCTACCGCGCCAGTAGCAATCGACCCGAGATCGTGGTCACGTATGACACCGACGCACCGCCACCGGCACCGACCGTCACCGGACCAACGGGTACGGTGACCACGCTTCGGCCGACGCTGACCGCGGTAGCGGTGGATCCCGATGGCGACCCGCTGCAAGCCGGTGACGTGGAAGTGCGCAAGGCAGCGGCCGTGGTCTACAGCAAGGTAGCGTTTGCCGCTGCCGGCGCCACGTCACTTAGCCACGTGCCGACCGCCGATCTACCGTCCGGTGCGCTTACCGTGCGCTTCCGCGCGCAAGCTGCCGGCGTATACGGCGCATGGTCGGCAGAAGCGCCGTTCACCGTCGACCGACCGCCGGTCATGGGCGCATGGTCGGCGCCGGCGGCGACCGTCTCCGGGACGCGCCGGCCGGTGCATACGGTCGCGTGGTCGGATCCCGACGGCGATGCCGGCCAAGCGTATGACTTGGAGGTCTACGGCGCTTCCGGTGGCGCGCCGTCCGGCTCGGCGGTCTACGCCAAGACGAATCAGACCACCGGCCTTACGGCAAGCTCGATCAGCCATACGCCGGCGAGCGATCTACCCGGCGGCGAGCTTGTGGCGCGCGTGCGCGTGAAGGCCGCTGGCGTATGGTCGGCATGGTCTAGCTACCGCGCCTATACCGTCGTGCTCACCGTCCCTACGCTCACGTGGAATTCGCCGGGTACCGATGGCGGCTTCCTGAGCAATACGGGTGATTGGGCGAACGTGGCTAATGCGATGGCCGTATGGGACGTTTACGGCCAGATCGCCTATGCGCCACCGGCCGGCCAGACGATCACCCGCGTGCACGTCAAGACGACCGTGGCCGAAGCGACTCCCGGCAGTCCGGCCGTCGGCACGATCCTGATCGATAGCGATATCTCTAGTCCGGTGCCGGCCGGTGGCGTCTATACCCGCATGGAGACTCCCGGCGCAACCTGGATCTATGGCGCGATCCGGTTCGAATTCGAAGTCTTCGCGTCGGGCGGTGGCACGAGCGGCAAGCAATCGCGGGTCGGTCGCTTCGCGTTCGGCGAATGGTACGGCGCCGTCGCGCTCGGCGATCAGGCCGGTCCGGCCTTCGGCCTGACCGCGGTCGAAGTGCCGCTCGGCGATCAGGTGCGCGTGTGGTATCGCGCGCAAACGTCACCGACCGCCGCTGCCGGCGCAGCGCCGTGGCGCGATCTGGCGTCGCTGCCGGGTATCGAAGGGGAATTGCCCGACACGAATGCGTACCTTGGCGTGCGTACCAGGATCGTCCGCAAGGCCGACGATACGCAGCTATGCCTAAACCCTTCGTTCGAAGACGGCATCGTGAACGGCAAGCCGGATGTGTGGGCGCACAATTGGGGATCCGGTGGCGCTTCGTTCCGCATGATGCCGGATGCCACGGCACCCGACGGCGCGCACGTGTTGCGTATCTCGTGTGACGGCGTGGTCGGCTACGCATCGGTGACGCAAGGTCTAGATATGTCCGAGATCGTACCCGGCGCCACGTATCGGCTTTCCGGGTACGCAAAGCGGTTCGGCGCCGGCACCATGCTATCGGTGATCTTGCTTCGAACGCGCAACGCTTCCGGTGGCGTGATAGCCGACATCAACGCGGTAGCGACCAACGCGGGTACTTGGACGTTCGGTGAAGTCTGGTGGACTGCACCGACCGATGGAAGCGTCGCATCGGCGCAGATCTACACCATGGTGCAGCTAGTGCCGGTGGCCGGTGCCGGCGGCGACTTCGATAACATCCGGTTCGAAGGCATGACGGTCGGCGATGCCGGCATGGATCGCCTAGAGCTTGCGTGGAATTCGCTTGGCTGAATGTGGCGCGGCTCTATGATCTGGCCGCACTCGGCACGGCCATGATCGCTATCGGCGCGATCCTGGCTACTCCGGATGTGGCGCCGGCCGAGCGAGCCGCGGCCATGGTGGCGGTAGCCGGCGCGCTGCTAGTCGTCGGCTCGATGCGTCGGAGGGATAGACGGTGACGCTCTACGGTGCCTACCGGCCGGCATTCGTGACCCAACGTGACGGATCGCCGCTCGCGAATTCGAATTGCAGGATGGCCAGCATCGCCATGGGTCTCGCCTACGATGCGTCGCCGCAAGGATCGAAGACGGCGACCGCGGCCAAGATGCGCAGCTATACCGACGATCAGTCCGGCGGCACCGACAGTGGCGACGCGTCGCAAGCATGGTCACGCGGCTACGGCGAATCGCTCCGGGTCATGGATGGCCACACGTTCGCCGATGCGATCCAGGATCTCAAAGCCGGCCGAGCCGTCCATCTCGATGTGTGGCACGGCGCCGTCGGCGGGCCGTGCCTATCCGGCTCGGGTGCCTACGGCCATACGATCATCGTGCTACCGGACCATGACGATCGGGGATGGGCGGTCGGCGATCCATGGTGCTCGCCTTCGGCCGGCTACGCTCGGGTATTGCAAGGCGATCTAGCCGCCGGCGCAGAGTATTGGGGTGGACAGGTCTACAGCGCGGCCCGAGCCGAGCCGGACTATCCGACCGGTGGCCAGCCACGCGACCCGGCCGTGCTCGTGATCGTATCCAGGATCGTCAAACGATTGATGGATCGCTACCGACCCGGCGCCGAATGGTCCGATGCACCCGATCCAGGGGATACCGGCGGTGGCGCGATCCTGTATACGACCACACGAGCGGTACCGGGTACCGATAGCGGAGGATCGGAGATGGGGACGAAAGTCGAAGCGATCACGCCGGAGAGCGGTACCGCTCGGCTCGATGCCGACGGGCCCGTATGGCGCGTGGTCGACGATCAGGAAGTGACCGCCCATGCCGGCACGGAATGGGTCGTGATCGGCCGCTGCACATACCACGTGACCGCTGCCGACCCGGACGGTGCCGGCGGATACATGATCGTCGCGAATGCGGCCGACCGTGAATTGCACGTGGTAGCTCGCTCTCGGGTCACGTTCACGCCGGATCCCGTGCCGCCACCGTCCGGGGATTGCGCGGACGATATCGCCGATGCGCTCGCCGCGCGCGATGCCGAATGGATCGACGGCCTTACCGCGTCATGGCCGGACGGGATCACGCTACCCGCGGACTAGCCGAGCGGCTGCACTCGCCAGCCGTCCCGGTGGCGCCACCGCGTGGCGTGGATCCCGCATACGGGCACCGTCCATGTGGCCGGTAGGCCGGAGTCGGCGCCGAGCGATGCCGGCCGCGTGCCGGTGACCCGGTAGCGCGCCGGCTTGCTACAGATGGTCCGATCGGCTTGCACCGCGGCGCACCATTCGCGCGCGGTCACCGGTTGCCGTCCATCAATCGCGCTTCCGACTCGGAGAGCCGGC